TATTTATTTTACCAGAGAAGAAGAATGACGATATCAAACAAATTGAATCCAACGAGCCGGTACTCTAAGTTAAATGGAGCTCAAGTTCCTTGGGGCTATGAGAGAGACAAACAAGACCCACAACTTCTGCATCCCATTGAAGAACAGCTAGAGGCACTAGCACAGGCTGTAGAGTATCTGAAACAGTCATCTTATAACGAAGTTGCTAGATGGCTTACAGATTACACAGGTAGAAAGATATCTGGTATGGGTTTGTGGAAGAGAATAAAACAAGACAGAACGGACAGACGAAGACATGTTGAACAAAAACGCCGTGCCGCCAAGACCGAAGCAGAAGGGAACATCAAAACGGAAGCCGCAGTCGGCTGAAGAGAGACAGCTCCTAAAAGCCAAGAAGAGTCAGAGAGCAGCAAAGTTAAAATTAAGACATGCACAAAAAAAGATAGCGTCTCTACAGACCACAGAAGAAGAGACGTATTTTGAAGAGATAGGCACAGGAGCCGGACAGCACACGGAAGAAGCCCCTGAAGTATTGTTTCAGCCTAACCCCGGTCCTCAAACAGATTTCTTAGCTGCACCAGAACGAGAGGTGCTATATGGAGGAGCGGCAGGAGGTGGTAAAACTTTTAGCTTAATTGTTGACCCACTGCGATATTGTAACAATCAGAACTTTAACGCTCTGATACTAAGACGCACAAACGACGAACTAAGAGAGATTATACACAAGAGTCACGAGTTATACCCTAAAGCATTTCCGGGCGTCAAATGGCTAGAGAAGAAGAGTCAGTGGACATTCCCATCAGGGGCTAGAATATGGATGACTTACCTAGAACAGGATAAAGATGTACTACGTTATCAAGGTCAAGCATTTACTTACATCGGGGTTGATGAACTTACTCAATATTCTACTCCTTATGCTTGGGATTATCTACGTTCTCGTCTTAGGACGGTTGACCCAAATCTTCCTGTTCATATGCGAGCTACTACCAACCCCGGTGGACCGGGGCATCAATGGGTTAAGAAAATGTTTATTGACCCTGCTGTACATAACTCAGCTTTTTGGGCAACAGATATTAACAGTGGTGAAACGCTTAGATACCCTGCAGCACACTCTAGGGCAGGCGAACCGCTCTTCCAAAGACGATTCATCCCTGCAAAGTTAATAGATAACCCATATCTGTACAACGCAGGCGATTACGAAGCGATGTTATTATCGCTACCAGAGGTACAAAGGAGACAATTACTTGAAGGTTCATGGGATATTGCAGAAGGTGCAGCATTTAGTGAGTTTGACCGTAAGTATCATACAGTTAAAAGCTACAAGATTCCTCACTCTTGGCGTAAGTTTAGAGCATGCGACTATGGTTATTCCTCCCATACTGGTGTATTATGGTTCGCTGTAGACCCAGTTGATGAAACACTAATAGTGTATAGAGAGTTATATGTAAGTAAGAAAACAGCAAAAGAACTTGCACATATAATCTTAAAATTGGAAGAAGAAGAGACAATTAGCTACGGTGTTTTAGACTCATCACTGTGGCACAAACGAGGAGACACAGGACCTAGCTTAGCAGAACAGATGATTGTGGAGGGCTGCAGATGGCGCCCCTCAGACAGAAGTAGAGGTAGTAGAGTAGCAGGTAAGAACGAAGTACATAGACGACTAAAGGTAGATGAGGAGAAAGATAGAGCAGGATTAGAGATATTTGATAACTGCACAAACCTCATAGCACAACTACCAACACTGCCTTTGGATAGAAATAATCCAGAGGATGTAAACACAAAAGCAGAAGACCACTTGTATGATGCTTTAAGATATGGTATAATGTCAAGACCAGTAAGTAGGTCAATATTTGACTATCCCTCCAAAATGCTAGAACCACAGTGGCAACCTGCAGATTCAAGGTTTGGATATTAATATGGCAGAAGAGACACCCTTAGAAGAACTTATGTTTGAGCCTAAATCAGGTTCTGACCAATTAGCTGATTACGTTGTGCAGAAGTTTACTGATGTAGAGGACAGCAGACGTGATGAAGAAGAACGATGGCTCAACGCATATAGACAATACAGAGGGTTGTACGGTCCTGAAACACAGTTCACCGATACAGAAAAATCACAAGTATTTATAAAAGTTACAAAGACAAAAGTGCTCGCTGCATATGGACAAATAACAGATGTTCTATTTGCAGGACAGCGTTTTCCTCTTGGGGTTGATTCTACAAGGATACCAGAGGGTGTAGAAGAAGCAGTAAATTTTGACCCTAAAGCACCAGAACAGATGCTTAAGAAAGCACCTAACGTGTTTGGTTTTCCCGGTGATGGCAAAGAGTTACCACCGGGTGCAACTCAGGATAGCTTAGAGCTAGGAGCACTACAAGAAAAACTAGAGCCTGTAGAGAGTATGCTTAAGTCGGGCTATGGTAAAACACCATCATCACAAACATTTCATCCTGCAAAAGAAGCTGCAAAACGAATGGAGAAGAAGATACTTGACCAACTAGAAGAGTCAAGCGCTTCTCGGCACTTACGTGGCACAGCTTTTGAAATGGCTTTGTTTGGTACAGGTATACTAAAAGGTCCGTTTGCACTAGAAAAAGAATACGCAAATTGGAACGATGAGGGCGATTACGACCCAGTATTAAAGACTGTGCCTAGAGTAGAGAATGTATCCATATGGAACTTTTATCCAGATTCTGATGGTAAGAATATGGATGAGTGTGAGTATGTTATACAACGTCACAGAATGAGTGCATCTGACTTACGAGGACTCAAGAAGCGACCATACTTCAAAGAAGATAAAATAGAAGAGTGTATAGATGCAGGCACAAACTACACACGTAAGTGGTGGGAGACAGACCTAGAAGACTATAGAAACTCTTACGACATAGATAGGTATGAAGTATTAGAGTTCTGGGGTAATATAGATAGCCATCTTGCAGAACAAGCTGGACTAGACATACCAGAAGAACTTTCAGAAGCAGACACACTACAGGTAAACTGCTGGGTGTGTCACGATAAAATTATACGTTTGGTTATAAATCCTTTTACACCGAAGAGGATACCGTACTTTGCAGCTCCATATGAGCTCAATCCTTACAGTTTCTTCGGGGTAGGTTTGGCAGAGAACATGTCAGATACACAAAGCTTGATGAACGGCTTTATGAGAATGGCAGTGGACAATGCTGTGTTGTCGGGTAACTTAGTTTTTGAGATTGATGAAACCAACCTAGTACCCGGTCAGGACTTGTCTGTCTATCCGGGCAAGGTATTTAGAAGACAAGGAGGTGCTCCGGGACAGGCATTGTTTGGTACAAAATATCCTAACGTAAGTTCAGAGAACATGATGATGTTTGATAAGGCACGTCAGATAGCCGACGATGCAACAGGCATTCCCTCATACTCGCATGGACAGACAGGGGTACAGGGCACAGGACGAACAGCAGCAGGTATCTCTATGCTCATGGGGGCAGCCCAACTAAGTATAAAAAGTGTTGTAAAGAATATTGATGATTACTTACTACAACCATTAGGCGAAGCATTCTATGCTTTCAACATGCAATTTAATTTTGACCCAGATGCTAAAGGAGACTTAGAGGTAAAAGCTCGTGGCACAGAGTCCTTGATGAAGAACGAAGTCAGGTCACAGCGATTGTTACAGTTACTACAGATTAGCTCTAATCCTAATTTAGCAGCTTTCGTGAAACTGCCTGTTGTGTTACGTGAACTAGCTCAAGCTATGGACTTGGATGCAGAGAAGTTTATCAATGATGAACGTGAGGCTATGATACAAGCCGAGATAATAAAGGCATCAGGAGGAGGAGCACAGCAACAACAGCAGGCAGGTCCTCTTGGAGCTATGGACCCATCCGGTGGAGGTGGAGGTAATATAGGCGTTGGCACAGCACCACAACCGGGTGAACAAGGATTTAGTGCAGCAAGAGAACCTGCAGAGCAACCTAGCGGAGATGAAGCACAACAATTAGCTGCCCTGCTTAGAGGAGCTCAATGAAGAAAGAAGTAGCGAAGAAGTTACTTAAACTTGTAAACGTAAAGAGTAACACAGACTTACTAGAATTTTATGCGAAAGAACGTGTACAAATTCTTTATAGACAGATGGAGCAACTTGCCAGTGTTGACGAGATTCGTCAGATACAAGGTGCCATCAGAGAGATAAAAAGATTAACAACAATACGAGACGAAGTTATAGAGAAAGCAAAGGATAAGTATGACTGAGCCCCTAGTTCCAAATCCAAATATAAGACCTCCAGATTTAAAACCTCGCTCCACGGATGACTATACACCTACAGAGGGAACACCAATGAAGGGGCAAACTCACCCTGCTTTAAAGTATACCTTTATAGATGATGAAGGTCAAGAGGTGGAAGATAAATACAAGACCTTAGCAAATAAAATTGCTACTGGAACACTAGGTATAACAAGAGATATAAAAGATGCTTCGGATATATCTTTACAGTTTGGACAAGGTAGACTAGATAATGATGTCACAGAAGACAAGTTAAGACACATATTATTGGGTGGATTAACTGCTAAACGTCGTAAAGGAGACCCATTAAGAAAGAGTTTATTCGCACCTCTAGCAAAATATGGCATGGATGACTTTAGAGAGGGCAATGACCCAGAGTCTAACATAGATAAAATAAATAATCAGTTTGGTAGATACTTAAGAGAAGAGTATCCAAATGAAAAAGAGTTTATAGACCAAGCTATAAAAGCTGTAATAAGCACAGCAGAGGGACAAGACTACGTAGGTAAAGATGGCAAAGTTTCTGCTATTCAACCTATTAATAGCATACAACGTCAATACCAAGATTATGTTATGTCTGATGAATTTAACGAATTACCCTACAACTCTAAATATACACAACTGATGAGTATGGGAGTAGACGCAAGAGATGTAGCTAGAATTATAGATGAGCCTGCAATATCAGATGAAGAACGAAGAGAAATGCAACCGCCCACTAGAGAACAATTACAGTCTGGAATGTATAAAGGAGGAGCTCTTATGGCACAACAAGGAGTAGTGCCTATGACAAAGGCACAAGAAGCACCAACAGGTAAAGGTCCAAAAACTGCACAAGGCAGAAAACAAACCAAAAAACCTAAAGTACAAAGAGGATTAGCTAGACCTATGGTTGACCCTAGAGATATAGCTATGCAAGAAATACAGCAAGCATCACAACAAAAAGGCACACAGATGCCTATGGCTCAAGCAGCAAAAGGTGTTACAGCTATAACTGTAGGTATTGGTTCTAAGCCAGACCTTATGAAAGCAGAAAAGGGTGAGCCGCCTATGGGTGCTACAAAGAAAGAAGTAGCTGATGACCAACATGTTATGATGAGTGAGGGAGAGCTAGTTGTACCTGCTAACGTGGTTAGATATCATGGTCTTGGTACATATGAGAATATGAGACAAGAAGCACTTGCAGGTCTGGAGATGATGGAAGAGGCAGGTCAGATAGAGTATGTAGGTGATGAAAAGACATCTAAGACTAATGATGGTGGATTACTAAAAGCACAAACAGGTGTTACACCTTTAGGCACAGCTCCAACTGCAGCATCTGCACAATTTGCAGGATTAGCTGCTCCCAACACATCTCAGTTTGGCTACACACCTCTACGATTAAATACAGGGATTCCTATTACTGATGCACAAGGTAACATTGTGGGATACCAACAAAATACACAACCTACCCCAACAAGAACAACAGGATTAGGTGCTATATTTACAGGAGACCCAACGAGTGTAGTTGCTCCTAACGTAGGTGATTACCAGAAGTCAGTAAAAGAAGATTTTACAAAACCACCAGAAGGCACAGGTGGTACTACTACATCAGCAGGTATAGGTGGTGATATAAGTGGTGGTGAAAGATTTGCTATGGCTACACCAAACTTAACACCACAGCAACAGATGGAACGGTTTGATACTATGATGGGACAAACTCAGAGACAACCATCTGCTGCAGCTTTCTCTGCTGAAGAAGGGGCAGATACGGGTATGTCTGATTTTCAACAATATATAAACAGACGAACACCCGGCGACCAAGGCACAGGCATAATGGGTAAAGCTGCTGACATGGTTGACACTGCTGCAGGATTTATTCTACCCGGAGCAGGTTATCAGGATAAATTAATAAGAAGAAATGCTGCACGAAAGTTGGTTGCAGGTAATTATAACAATAAAGATGAGTATGATACTCTAACAAAGGTAGTTGATTTACCACCTTTAAGTGGCGAGGGCTCAGATGACGACACTACGAAAAAGTTACTTACTCAAGCCAAAGAAGAAATGAAAACAGGTTTTGATGATGCTAAAGCAGCTAAAGCTGCTGCTTTTCAAGAAGAAACATTAAGATTTAAGGAGCTTCAGGCAGAAGAACGTAAAGCTACTCCATTATTTGAAAAAACACCCGTAGACTCTTTTTTAACAGGAAAGACTGACGATACAGATAAAGCAGCCGCTGACAGAATAGAACAAAATAGAGCTAGCGTTCAGAGAGAGGCTATGAATCCTATTAGAGCCGCTGAACGTATGAGAGCTGAGTTAGGTGGTGGCGACACAAGTATGATGAGTGGTGCAGAACGTGAAGTAGAACAAAGGCGACAAGAGGACGCTGCTAGACGAGCTGCTGATTTTGAAGCT